TTTTTTTTTTTTTACAATGGAGTGGGGGCATCTGTACACCCTGAAAATGTAAATAAAAGTTTATTATGCTTTATTAGGAAAAGCGTTAGAGAAGAAGATTATTATGAATAAAATATTTAGAGTTATTTGGAGTCATGCTCAACAGGCTTGGGTTGTTGTATCTGAATTAGTAAAATCTCATACCAAAACATCCACTTACACGGATAAAAGAGCTCAACTATGCACCTCACATTATTTTTTAGATAAACAGCAAGATAAATTTAAATTAAGTCTTTTAAGTCTAGTATTACTAAGTATATTTTTTAGTCCAGTAGGTTCAGCAGCATGGTTTCAAGATGGTGCTGGTCCATCGTCTCGAGGAAGTAACGTCGATTCTATTGGTATTGGTAAAGGTAGTAAGGTTGGGTCTGGTGCTATTGCTATTGGTGGGCTCTCAAAAGCTGAAGCTCATACTAGTATTGCGATAGGTTATAGCATAAAGGCAGAAGGAGAGGGCTCTATTGCGATTGGTAGAGAGTCTATTGCATCTCAAGATGAAGGCATTGCTATAGGTCGTGCGAGTTTTTCTAGATCCAAGCAATCTGTCGCCTTAGGCGCACGAGCCAATGCGACACAGAGTGAAGCAATTGCAATAGGTTCAGGTGCTGCAGCAAGTTCGATACAATCTGTTGCTATCGGGAAAAATACCAAAGCGAGTGGGTATAGTTCCATATCAATCGGTTATAGTGCAAATGCAGCAGCATCAGAATCTATCTCCTTAGGTCTAGCCTCACAAGCAACCCATACAGAAGGTGTAGCAATCGGTGCGAGAAGTACTTCAAATGGCAACTATGGTGTGGCTGTCGGTGGCCGTTCTGTAGCGGGCAGTCATTCGGCATCTTTAGGCTATCAAGCTACTGCAAATGGCGTAGGTTCTGTCGCTGTGGGTGAACACGCAAATACCGGCCAACACAATAGAGCAACCGCACTTGGTAACAATTCAATTGTTCTTGTTGGTGGTGGCGTGGCGTTAGGTTATGGTTCGACAGCAGACACGGCTGGGGGTGTAGATGGAGCGAGACAATCCTATTCTGTAACAACAGGAGGAGAAAGTACTGTTGAGAATGGTTTTAAATCAACACAAAATGTTGATAATACCATTCCTATCGGTGCAGTTTCTGTGGGTAATGAGAGAATCAAACGCCAAATCACCAACGTTGCGGCAGGTACAAAATTAACTGATGCAGTAAACGTGGCGCAGCTTCAATCCTTGACCATGAAGATTGAAGGTAATACTAAAACAGAAGGAGATACACCAAAAGTTGGTTTATGGGCAGGTACGCTCAAAGTAAAAGGCGATAATGGTCTTACTTCCGAGGCTAGAGGCGATACGATTACGGTTAAATTAACCGAGGAAATTAAACAAAAAATTGATGATGCCGCTAGCACAAGTTATGTTGATAACAAATTCACGTCTTTTACAGTTGATAATTCAGGTATGTTTGGCTCTACAAATGGTGGCATATTGTCAGTAGGGAAGGCAGGACTTGCAACTGTTGGTAATGTAGTCAATGCTGTAAATAGTGCAGGCTGGAAACTGAAGATCGATCAGGGAATGGGTGGTGAAGCTACTCCTTCTACACCACATCTTATCAAAATGGGTGAGACTGTAACCTTTACCGCCGGAAATAATATTAAATTAGAACAAGAGAACGGAAATATTACGATTTCTACAATAATTGGTAAGTTAATTAAAACGACTGAAACCTTAGATAATGGTAATTTGAAAATTACTTATACGGATAACACCCATGATACTATTGCTAGGGGACAAGACGGTAAAAATGGCGCAGATGGAAAATCGCCTACGGTGACTGCGGCTAAACAAGGTGATACAACGACTATTACTATTAATAATCAGAATGGGCAGCCTGAAACCACGGTAAGCATTAAAGATGGTGCGAAAGGTGATAGAGGGGAACAAGGGATTCAAGGGGTAGCAGGTCCTAAAGGAGAGCAAGGTCCAGTGGGTCCACAAGGTCCTGCAGGTGCTAAGGGTGACAAAAGTGAACAGGGTGAGCGAGGAGAAACAGGACTACAAGGTGCAGCAGGTCCAGCAGGTCCTCAGGGCCCTGCTGGTGCAACAGGTGAGCGCGGTCCGAAAGGGGATACTGGTCTAAGAGGAGAGACAGGTCCTGCGGGTCCAACAGGTCCTCGGGGTGAACCAGGTCCTAGAGGTGACAAAGGTGAACAGGGTGATCAGGGACCTAAGGGTGATAAAGGTGATCCGGGACCAAAAGGTGAAACTGGTGCGACAGGTCCTGCGGGTCCAGTTGGTCCGCAAGGTCCAGTGGATCCACAAGGACCGCAAGGAATAGCGGGTGCAACAGGACCTAAGGGTGATAAAGGTGAACAGGGTGATCAGGGACCAAGAGGTGAAGCTGGTCCAGCAGGCCCGACAGGTCCTGCGGGTCCAACAAGTCCGAAAGGCGATACAGGCCCAGCAGGTCCTAAAGGAGAGCAAGGTTTAACGGGTCAGACTGGTCCGCAAGGTCCAGTGGATCCACAAGGACCGCAAGGAATAGCGGGTGCAACAGGACCACAGAGTGTCAGCGGTTTGACGATGGAGTATGCTACGGAAGACGGTAAATCGATTATCAATATGGGCGGTAATTTCTATTTGGAAGAACCTGCCGCAGATGGTTCGATTAAGTTAATTCCAGTGGTCAATGCTAGAGGTAAATTCTCAACTAAAACACAAAATCCAGATGGTAGTGTTACGCTTAAGCCATTAGTGGTAAAAAAAGTGAATTTGGCGAATCAAGCTCCTATGGTGCTGGGTAATGTGGCTAAAGGGGTAGCAGATACGGACGCTGTTAATGTTAAACAGTTGAAATCGGCAAGAACTGAGGTTGAAGCGGGTAAAAATGTGAAAGTGACTTCACAAATGGGTGCAAATGATCAGAATATTTACAAGGTGAGCGTGTCTGGAGATTTAAGCGACATTACTTCAATTAGTAATGGCGATACGAAAGTATCTTTAGGTAAAGATGAACAAGGAAATCCAGTTGTAAATATGAATGGTGCCAGAATTACCAACATTGGAGATGGTAGTGCTGAGGGCGATGTTGTGAATGTTCGTCAGCTCAACACAGTGGTTTCTTCGTTGAATGCTGGATTTAATCAATTGTCGAAAGATATTGGTCGTGTTGATGTCAATGCAAGAGCAGGTATTGCATCTGCTGGGGCAATGGCGAATTTACCTCAAGTAAATTTACCAGGTAAAAGTGCGATTTCCGTTTCTGGTGCACAATATCGTGGACAAGCAGCTTATGCAATTGGCTACTCAAAAATTTCTGATAATGGCAAATGGGGTATTCGAGCGTCTGTTAGCAGTAATACTCAGCGGGATACTATGATTGGAGGAGGGGCAAGTTTTGTGTGGTAATCTAGCACCTATAAATTAGAATTTCATGCTCAATGCCATTGTTATTTTAACAATGGCATTGTTTTCTATAGTGGGTTTAGTGGTAGGTTTGAATAAATTTTTGATAGGCATTCAAAAACATTTCAAAATCTTCTAATCCGCAAAAAGCGATACTTTCTTCATCATAGAAACTAAAGCCGTTTTCGACATCTTCGATTTCTTCAAATGTCATATCCAGATTATTTGCTTTCACCATCACTTCTTCAATGTTGATATAAAGGCTATATTCTTTACCTTCAAAAATCCATTCGTAGTTTTGATCTTTGGTTTGGCGACAATGCTCAATTTCAGCAAAAATAGCGGTTAACTCTTTTGGATTTGGCACAATCTCGGTATTTAACCAACGAGCAAATGCCTCGTGATCCATTGAACATTTGGCAATAACGCCGTGCATGGTATGTGTAAATTGGTATTCCATCATTTTCTCCTTTCAAACAAGCGGTCTCATATCTGGTGGACGAGCAAGCATTTGCATTACTCCGCCCATTGCCATTGATGCCCCCATTGCTCCAACCATCATTGCTGTACCTGCCGTCCAACCTAAAGGATTCCACCAAGCTACTGCAATAAGGGCAACACCGACGATCGCTTGTACAAATCCTACGCTTTTCCCTGCCCTTCGCTTAAATAGCGTTTTCCGATTCGGACTTTGTAATAGCCTTTCCGCAAATGTTGACTCAAACCTTGAATCTGACTGAGTAGTCCGCTCATCAGCTCTTTAAAGGAACTGACTTCAAGCGCTATCGGTTCGTTAGGCTCAAATCGTTTAAGATCGCCGTAAAATTTAACTCTGACCATTTCGGGTATCTCCAAATACTGTGCGTTTGTTGTAACCAAGCGCCGTCATAAGGCACACGAGCAGACAATCGCCCTTCGCTGTGGTGTAACATCATTTGATTATCAAGGTAAATGCCTGCGTGATTAGCCACATCGCTACCAATTTGCAGTAACACAATATCGCCAAGCTGGGGCTGTTCTTCAAAATCTAACCGCTCAAAGCCAAAGCGGAGCAAGTTTTCTTCATACAAGTTGCCTGATTTAAACCATTCAAACTCGTACTCCACATCGTCAGGCAAATCCAATCCCGACAACATATAGGCATCAAGTAAGATATTGCGACAATCCTGCTTGTTATTCTCAAACGGACGACCAACAAGCGGTGCGATTGGGCGGAATTTTTGCAATTTTCCGTCGCAAACCAACCAAAACGGCAAATTTAACCGCACTTGACATTCTCTGTCTGCGGTTGATAGATAAGGCAATCCCTTTTCTGTGTCTAAATCAGGGTGAGAATGAACAACCGCCACAATCTCGCCCACGCTTTCCGCCCGAATCCAATCATCAGGTGAAATTTCAAAATGATTAATCAGATCGACAGCCACATTTTCACAAGGAAAATAACGCAACTCACCGCCCTTAGAAACGACAAAACCGCAACTTTCGTGCGGTTCTGAGCGTTTGGCGTGATATAAAATTTGTTCTGTAAAAGAGATATTTTGCATTATTGTATACAACCTATTTACAAGTTAAGATTTAAGCGTATACTTACTGTATACAAAAAGGATAACCACAATGATTCTCTCGTTTAAACATAAAGGCTTAAAGCTATTTTTTGAAACAGGTTCAACAGCAGGTATTCAAGCTAATCACGCTTCTAAATTGCGTCTTCAACTTGCGACACTAGAGAACGCTGAAACTGTTTCTGCAATGAACTTTCCTGGTTGGGATTTACACCCATTACAAGGCAATCTTGTTGGACATTGGAGTGTCAAAGTCAATAAAAACTGGCGTTTAACCTTTAAATTTGAGAACGGTCACGCAGAAATTGTGGATTATCAAGATTATCATTAAGGAGCTGAAGAATGAGAATGTTTAACCCGCCACATCCAGGCTTATTGCTAAAAGAATACCTAGATAATGCCGACACTAGCATTACTCAAATTGCTAAACAACTTGGTGTCACTCGTGTCTGTCTATCTCGTATTATCAATGAAAAATCAGCAATAACCCCTGAAATGGCACTTCGTTTAAGTCAGCTATTGCCTAATACCACACCCAAATTATGGTTAGGTATGCAAGCAGATTTTGATTTGTGGCAATTAGAACAGCGTGCTACATTTCACATAGAACCGCTATTTGCTTAAGCCCCATACTGCGTCGTACTTGGAAAGCCCCCAAACGGTAAAATGGCATTAGCCCCGAATCTCAGCTTGCAACCACGCAAACAGTGGGAACAAGCGTCTTTTTTCGGATCGGTTGTCGGGTTATCTTTTTCATCGGCAACAGGTCCGCCTGTGTAGCCACACTCCGCAGAGCGATATTGCCAAATACAGGTGTCTGATGTAATCATCAACAACGGTATGCGAGCATTATCTGTTTCTGCGGGTAAAGCCAGCTCAAAGGTCGCCACTTCATCATTTAGGCTTTTTAACTGCTCAATGATGAATAAACTCACACTTTCCTGTGTCGGATCGGCTTGTGGATTTCGTCCATTTGGAAAATTACGAGCATCAAGGAATTGTGCATAGACTAAACGACGTGTCACCTTTGCCCCAATTCCTTGTCCGAAATCTGCGGCTAAAGCGGTGACAATGCCGTACAGGTTTGAGATTGTTAAAGTCGGTCGGTTACTCGGCCCTTGACCGCTAATTTCAAAACCGTCCGCATTAATTGGATAGGCTTGGTATTCGTTACCTTGCCACCAAACATTCTGCTGACCTTGATTTAAGCCATTGTGAAAGCGTAATAACTCCCCTTTTTGTGCAGGGTCGCTGTTACTGCTGATATGCCTTAAATCAATTTCCCACAGTTCAATCAAGGCATTTTGTTCCAGTTTTGGCAGTTCGTTTGCCATTTTTTGGGGTAGGGCTTTTGGCATTACATACTCCTATCGTCTAAATTGACCACCCGCACGAGCAAAATTATTGGTGATCGCTTTCTGACTTTCGTCTCTTGCGATTCCCCTCATTGTCTTTAACAATTCCACTGTGATGTGAGTGCCATCTGGCGTTTCTTCTTGAGAAACTTTGGCATCTACTGCATTACTATTGTTGATGATTTGGACATTTACAGATGATTTACCCGATGCTTGATTTCGGTTTCCTTGATTTGCTAAAAAGGCTTTTAAATCTTGGTTAGTACGGCTATCTACAACTCGCTCGCCACGATCTAGCAACCAAGTTCCTTCCTTTGGTATGCTATCAATACCTGAGTGAGCCATACCGCTCAAACTTATACTTGTCAGTTGAGAAATAACACTCATCCCAGCCGAAGCCACCGCAGCCATATTTGCGAATTTCTGAGCTGGTGTCATCGCTGTTCCATCACCCATTGCCTGTACAATCGCTTGTTGAAGTCTAACCATTGAATCTGCAACTGCAAAAGCTTTTGACATCGCAAACATTGTTTTATAAACACCAGATTGCTTGCCCATTGATTGTGCAGCTAAATCAGCCATTTGACCAAATGCACCGCCTAAATTTTGCAACCCAGCAGAGTAATTTGATAAATCCTCAAGAATCGTTTTACTACGATATTGTTCTTCAAGTTGATTTTTTCTTTTCAAAAAATCTTCGTGACTAATTAGCATTTGATCATACCTTGACTGATTTTCTGCTAGTTTCGTAGCTTGCTCATTCTTCATTGCTTGCATAGGGTCGAACTCTGCTTTCCAGCGGTCATATTCACTCACTGCATTTTGCCCAGCTAATTGAGCCTGTTTATTTCCCGCATCCCAAGTGGCGTTTTCTGTGGCTTTTTTTGCTTGGTCATGAGTTAAAAGCCCTGCTGCATTGAGTTGTTGAATATCTTGTAAATGCTCTTTTAGCTCGCGTGCATATTGCAACTCAGGGGCGAACTGTTCTGCTAATTTTGCACGTTCATTGGCAAAACGTTGTGAAATCGCCAATTTTGCTGACTCATATTCTTCGTGTGAAACTACCCCTTTTTTATTATGCTCTTCCAAACGTTGGAACATTCGCTGTTGCTCGGCGTCAATTTCTTCAAGGGTGGAACGGCTGTGTTTGCGAACTTCATCATAAAATTGAAGCCAGCTATCACGGGCATTTTCACCGCCACCACTGCCGCTATTCAAACCTTGATTAATACCCTCTGTTTGCGTCTGATCTTTGAACATCCCTTGTAATACTTTCCGGCCCTCAATCAGTTTATTTAAGGTTTCGATAGATAAATCAATGCCTTTATCAGCCGCATTCGCTGCAGTAATCGTACCGTTGGCAATATTAATTAGCACTTGATTATATTCAGCGCCTTTATCGCCAAGCAATTCATATAAGCCGGCTAAAACAAAGGCGGACTCTGCCTGTCCTTGTTGTTTTAATTTTGCCACTTCAAGATTTTGCGCTACTGTCAAAGCGCGTTCTTTTAATTTTTTAAATGCTTCATCTAGATCTAGATTGTTCTTTACTCCACCTTGCGCTGCCTCTTTCTGTTGTTTTATCGTATTGCTTAAACCGGCAATGACGCTATCTGCCGTATTGGCATCAACACCTAAGTTTTTCATTTTGGTACGAAAATCATCAATGCTTTTGCCATTTGACAAGAACACCCCACCAAGTGCGGTTAATTGGTTAGTTAAAACTGAAAGATCGATATTTTTATTTTCTCGAATCTTTTCTAATTCCGCGTTTAACTTTTCAAGATCTTGCTTGGAACTTTCAGACAGCTCCAAACCAAATTGCCAAGCACTTGTTTGAATTTGGGAAATTTCCGCCTGTACTTTGGAAATTTGCTCACCATAATTTTCCATTGCTTGAATTTGCTCAAAAATTTTCAAGGTCAACGCGCTTTCACTTAAGCCGTCATAACTTTCTTTTAAACGGTTATTCGCACTCTCGGTATCTAACGCTGCCTCTTTTGCCTCTTGTGCCTTTTGGCTGAAATAAAATAACGCACCTGCTGCAATTGTTGCCGCTCCCATAGGGCCACCAATAAGACCTAATGCGCCACTTAATAAATTTTTGGCTCCTGCGGCTGCACTGCTTGCAATTGATGCGCGTTGAGAGGCTGCAGCAAGATTATTCATAGCAGCTGCCTCCGCATTAATAAGCCCCGTAATAACTTGCGCTTGTTGAGCCATTTTGGCCTCAATCGCTGCTCTAGCTTTCTTGGTTCGTACTAATTGCATTTCTGAATTCAACAAATTCATTTTGGCTTGTGCAGCCGCTAATTCTGCCGCTGCTTGGGTTTGTGTGGCTTTCGCAGCGATTAAACTCGCTTGCGCTTGTCTGTGTGTTTCCACTCGAGCAAGAACCAACGTTGAAATAAACTTAGCACCATTGCCAGCTGCAATTGCCAAAAGCACACCGGCTAAATATTCAAAATTCTGCGCAAGAAAAGAAACGCCGGCTGCTAAATTTTCTGTAATACCTAAAGTGCGGTTTTGTTCGTCTACAAATTTCATAAATGCGTTTTCCATTTGTTGCATTGCACCACCAAATGAAATCGGCATTTGTTCAAATTTTTGGTTAATTTTTTCTGTTGAGCCATTAAAGGCGTCAAAAATCAATTTAGATGTTAATTGTCCTTCGCTTGCCAGTTTTTTCACTTCTGCACGGCTTTTACCCATATATTCCGCTAATACATCAAGAATAATCGGGGCAGATTCCGCAATGGTTTTAAATTCATCGCCTTGTAATTGCCCTGAACCCAAAGCTTGCGACAACTGAAATAATGCACTTGCTTGAGCCTCAGCACTCACACCACCGACAGCCATTGCTTTATTCATTGTTTCAGTAAATTGCAGAATATCTTTTTGTGCATATCCATAATCTTTTAAGGCACGGGCTGAACGCGTATATAATGAAGTTGTCGCCTCTAAACTTCCCCTTGTGCGCTGGGCAATCTCAAATAATTCCTTTTGCACTTGGTTCATTTCGGTCATAGAACTTGTCACAAACTGCACTTGGTTTCGTAGCGATTGCATTTTGTCCGCCAGCGCTAAGATGTGAGAAATCCCACCGCCTATTCCAGATAAAGCCAATAACGCCTGTAAACGCCCAAAGCATTTATTTAATTGTTCAGTGGCGGTTTCTGTTCTTTTTGCGGCGCGTTCTACATTATTTAAATCTCGAGTGGATTTTTCTGCGCCGTTTGTGGTCACCTTGATGGCTAAGGTTGCTAAATCTGTCATTTTTCCTACCTCAAAAATAAAACCGCTTGCATCTCATGACACAAGCGGTTTGATATTGATATTTTTTGCGAAATCTATTTAATGATTACATATTTTACCTGATTTTTCTCGGCATCTTTTTGTTGTTGAGCGTCTAACTCTTTCTTTAATCGATCCAAATAGATCTTGTTTTTATAAAGCCCAATCGCAACAGAACCAATAAGGGTGACAGATAGACCAAAAATCGTAGCATGAAAGAGCGTAATATCTTGAGCAAAAGCCCCTAATACGAAAAATATAACCCAACTCATCAGCCAACCGATGAAAACGGCTTTTACACAGGAAAATAAGAACATATGCGACTCCTTTTTTTGAAATCTAACACTACACCGATTAAATTTCAACAAATTTACGCTACCACTTCCCTAAATTGAGCTGAAAGCGTCCAAAAGCCTTGTTGTTGGTTTGTTTTCCATTCATCACAACGAAATTTCCCTTGTGTTGAACCGTGCGGAGTCCATAAAAACGCTTTTACACCGCCTTGATTATTTAAAAAGGCTTCAATTTGTTTTATTCGGCTTTCCGTGCCACTAAAAGAAATATCATAAATGCGGAGATTGTGATTTAATCCTTTGGGTGCTACTTGCTCGTAACCATTACCAAACTTAAGTTTCATCACCTCAGGCTTTTTCGTGAGTTGCATTCCCCAATCGGGATTAAAGTTAAAGGTTTCCACACTAAATCTCCGTATTTTGTACATTCAGGAAAATCACATCAAGCTGTTTAATTACCTTGATTTCCCATATTGCTAACTCTATCTGAAGCAGTCTATTCCATGCCTCAATCTCAGCATAAGTAATAGGAGAAAGCCCCATACCTGACTGTCGAGAAAGAGATAGCTCATAGAAAAAACCCAGCAGATAACTTATCGCTGGGCTAATTTCGATATTCTCAAGCTCTTCAGGAACACTACCAGTCTGCTCTTGAATAGCCAAAAGATGTTCTCGCAAGGTGCAATCAGAATCCTTTGGCTTTTTGTCTAATTCAAATTCTTTTTTAGCATATGCCAACAAATCATCAATTAGCTCTTCAAGAACTTTCCCAAATCGTTTGAATGTTCAAGGATTTGTTCAATCATCCAATCACATTCCGTTAATAACATTCGGGCATTTTCCTCTGTGAACAGCAATTCTTTTTTATCGCCAAATTCTACGTTTTCCCAATCAACTATGCGATTTAATGCCAGTTCAACGCTGTCTTCTTTGATTTCATCCAATTCTTTAAATTTTGGATGACGGGTGCGTGCATTTTCCAATTCGCGTTTTTGCTCTTTGCGTAATTGTTTTGCAAAGAACTTTTGAGCTTGGTCTGATTTTGCACTCACGACGTGAATGAATACCCCTAATCCCTCTCCTGTGACAGGATGTGTCAGTTCAAAACGGTATTTTTCTGAAATACTGTCTTTTGCAAGATCTTTTAAGTTCATTGTAATTCCTCTCTATTAAGCCAATGTATCTTGTACAATCATTGTGGTTGCTTTTTTCAAACTATCATCAATGGTGCTTTCTGCATCAAAAACAGCAGGAAAGGCATCATAATTCAAGGTTTGAATTAAATTATCGCCACTATTCACTTCTGATGAAGTGAGTTTCACACCTGGTAAAATTAAAGTAACATAATCTGAGTTGGTTTCGCTTTCTGCGTCCATTCGTAAGGCAAGTGAAAGGGATGTGCCATTTCTGACCGCTTGCCACATAGCTTTATCTTTCAAGTAGGTAGAAAACGAACCACTGACTTTAATTGAACCGATAAATACATCAGGGGCATAGGTTGCACCTAAAACAGGCTCACTGCTTGCACCGAGATCGATGTCAATTTTAAAACCCGTAACAAAGCCCACTTCTGCTTTATTAAGTAACAGCTTTCCTTTTACCCCGGCCAATTTTCCTGATTGAGCAATCGGGGTAGGATTTGTAAAGTAAGTGGCTTGTAGCTCTTCACTTTTTTGCCCTAAGAATGAAACGGTGACAGAGGAAATACCGTTAGGCTGAGCATCAATGCTCATCTTAGAAACACGACAACCTGTATAAACACGGTTTACGTTAATATCTTGGAAAATCTCTTCAATGGTGAATGAGTCCGTGGTGTGATTGGTTTCAGGCACAATGAGAATTTTTCCGTTTTTCTCGCCGGTACCATTTGACGTTTTCTTAATAATCGGGGCTTTAGCCTCTGCGGTAAATGCACCACGCAAAACCGCCGCAAAGAACTGCGACCATTGCCCAGCCGATAGTTCACCTTTAATGTCGCCTTCGACCTTTTCAAAACCGACAATAGAGGCGGAACGTTGTAAATCAGAACGAATTTCTTCTGATTGGAACGATTCAAAATTGGCATTTAAGGATGTTTCAATGCGTGGAATGATTTTGGCTCCTGTTTTAGCTGGTTTTGTACCAAAAACGGATTCCTTGCTGATAACCAGTGTTCTTTTGACTTCTTGAGCCATAGTTACTCCTTATTCAGCTCGTAGGCTGTGTAATGGATTGTGATAGGTAAAGCCAACTTATCATCATTTAAAAAAATACCGCCAATGGTGGGCGGTTGAGAGATAACAACTTGAACATTCTCTTCAATGATAGATTGACCGTAAAAATGATTGCGGATTAGCTCCGCTCTTTCTTCGATAGCGTGCGTGCCGTTGCCGTTTGGATAGAACAAGGTCACCTGTAAAAACCCTGTTTCAACAGAAAGCGGTTTATCAGAAATGCTTGCTGTATCACTGGTTGTTACAGAAAGAAAAACCGCTTGATAAGGCAAACTCACTTTATTGTTTACACCTTCCCAAGCGGTACTGAACTTGCCTAATTCCGTTAGTTGCGTTTGTAGAATGGATCGAATGATTTTTTTCATTACCAAAGCCCTAATGTTGGATTTCTAGCTAAATATGCTTTTAGCTCTTTAACGGTTATCCGAACCATACCTTGAGGAGCTTGGATAGAATAACCATTCTTCGTTTTCCCTGATGGATTTTTAGGAGGATTAGGATAAAGCCCATATTCCAACGCAGGGGCATAAGGCAAGTTAGTCGCAATATAAATCACATCGCCAAATTTCGCCTTGGCAATATGTTCATTTGAGCCATTAAAATTCGTGGGTAAAGCTGAGACAGACACAGTCCAACTTCGCCTTAACGCTCCCGTATCAACAGGCGATTTCGCTTGTACTTTCGCAAAAGCATCTAACGCCACTTTACGAATAACTAAGTTTTTCCGTTGCTCAATCTGCTCAATTTGTTGCCGAATTTGTGCAATAAAACTACTCATTTAATTGTTTCCGCCCTTGGCATTGATAAAGCATTGCAACGTTAGCTGGTTTTATCGGTTGAACAGCAATAATGCTCCAGACTTCGCCATTCACTTCAACCGCTGAGCCTACCTCTGCTTTTTCTGTCAGATAAATAACCACATCGCCTTGCTCTATCGCAACAGCTTCCCCTCTAGAAGTTCCGCCACTTTGAAATGAAGGGAAATCATAAGCCAGATTATCAAAAAGACAGTAAGCACTCTGTTTACTGATTTCAGTTTGCATTTTTCCCGTGGCTGGATCGTATTGCCCAGATATTTGTGTTTTAATCACACAAGGCGAACCAAACTTCTGAATTAACTGCTTGGAAATTTGCTTTAATTTACCGTACAAGCCTACCCCCTTAACAATGACACATTGTTAGTAGATGATGAATTTAAAAAGCGAGAAAGCAAGGTTTTGACATACTCAAACCGATTGCTGCTACCACTGATAACCGCTTGATTTTCGTAATTGACAGAAACAGGGCCCACTTTTACGCTTGCCATCTTCTGCTCTGTGTTCTGATTTAGATCTGACTGCAAGGCTAATTCGCAAACCGCATATTTCACTTGTAACGGAATTTCGCTACTCTCTTGGCTACTCTCTTGACGTGGGAATTGCCTGATTTGCGTAGGATCTGCTTTCTCTCCCACAAAACGATAATTGTGATCAAGAAAATCTGATGCACTGACTAAGCGCCGAGCTTTTTGTTCATCATCAAGTTCATTCCACACATCAAAACTAGCCCTCAATTGATGGTAGCCATTTGCCTCTTCAAGGGAAACATAACTATCCGTTGGTACGTTCAGGGTCATTGTCTCCCCCTTCCGCTTGCTTTAATAACGCAATCAGCTCATCTTTCTTCGCACCTTGCGGAATATCTACACTTAAGGCTTTAAGTGCGGTGGTTAATTCTGGCACGGTCATCTTGTCTAATGTTTTTTGTTGAGAAGATGATTCAGGCAATGTGTGCTTTGGCAAATGCTGATAACGTTCAGGAATATCACCACAAACCGCATCGCATTGTTCAATAAAATCCGTTGCGTGATACGCACCTAAATTTCGCAGCGTTAATCCATTTTCTTTCGCAAACTTCACATTTTCAGACGAAAAATCGTGGGTAAAATAGAGAATTTTCATTCTAAACTCCTAAAAAATAGGGCTAACCCTCATAGTTAGCCCTACCAGCTCAATTAACGTGTTTTAATTAACACACCTGCGGTATCTTTATCAAAAGTCGCAGATTTAACCCAGTTTGTAGGTGTACCTAATGCGGAATCATTTGGCGACTTGCCACCTGCTTGCATATCCCAGGTGTATCCGTGGATACCAACATTATAGGTCCATTCAGCTTGGTATGTTGCAGAGATATTTTCACCGCCTGTTTTCGGTACAATCACGCTGTTAAAGTCATTATTACCACTAACAATGATTGCATTCTCCACTAAACCGAGCGTGTTATACGCCGTATTTTGCGTATCCACTAATGCCGGGCTGTCGGTAACAATAAACAAACGACCGAATGGATCACGAATCACATTGATATTGTCATAAGTGAAAAGTTTTTCCGTATTCGTTAATGCATTGTCAAATAAGCTATGCATTGTGGTTGAATGCAACGCCCAGCCTTTAATCGCACTTGAACGATCACCAAATAATGCCGCACCTTTATTCAGAGTACGGAATGTCGGTGCATTCGTTTTATCATCAAGCACAGTTTTTGTGTTACCACCAATTGCAGCAACACCAGCTAATACAGCGGTGTTCAACATATCCGCCATACGAGCCTTAGCTAATTGTTCACCAATGGTAATTGCCGCTAATTCAGGATTTTTTAAGATCCAGTGATATTGTTGTGGTTCATATTCCAATGGTGGCGTACCTGCTGCAACTTTTACCGCCACATTCAACATTTGTTGCAAACGTTTTGAGTCCACTGAACCTGAGCCATAAGCATTACGGCGGCGAACTAAACCGCTAATTGCTTTAAAGCTAGAACGGATATCAAAATCCCCTTCCGTTGGTACATTTTGCAGAACAATAGTCCCTGCTGATGCCTCATTGAATTTTTGAATATCCTGATCAACCATTTCGGTTAATGCTGTTTGGGTCTGTTTATTAAAGACCTGTAAATCAAAAGCCATAAATTCTCCTTATGGATTTAAATAATCACTATGCTACGGATTGCATATAAGCAATTCGTTCTTCATCTGTTTTACATTCGCTAAGTGATTTAGGTTTTGTTGCAGACGAACCACCTGCACCACCGCCACCACCGCTTGAGCCAGAGCCTTTTAGAATAGAGTTTTTGTTAGGGTAAGCATCCACTAAAGCCTCTAACGCCTCTTCAAAATCCGCACGTTGCCCCGGTTTTACTCGACTGAAAATTTCATTGCCAAACGCATCTTTTGCCAAAATTGCACCGTTTTCATCAATGCTAAAATGCTTACCAAAGAACGCTTGAGCCACATCAACAGGCATTGCCAGTTTCTCCGTGACAAACTTAGAGCGAGCAAACGAACCGCCGATCAACTCAGTATGCAATTGACCTTGCACTTTCTCTGCTAACGCTTTGGCATCTGCCAGTTTTTGCTCATAGCCCTTAATCACTTCTTGTTTAACCTTTTCCGCCTCACCTGCATCAATCAGTTTTTTAGCATCAAGATTTTCCACTGTTTTTAAGGCCTCTTTTGCTTTTGCAACATCCTCAATCCCGTCAAACTTTTTGAGTTCCGCTTCCGCTTTCTCTTTAGCCTCACGGTGTTGCTTGTTTTCAGCATTGAGCGAAGAAATTTTTTGCATTGCTTGCGGTGCATCAAAAGGGATTTCCTTCCCGTCATCGTGGATATACACAGGTTTGCCATCTACAACCACAACATTGCCGTTTTCATCGAGTTTTAATTTCATTTGGATTTCCTTCCTAAGTGAGTTTGTGTTTCTTCCGAAACGTGGATAATAAAAAACCGCTTATACATTGCTGTATAAGCAGTTTGGTTGAAATTTAGGTATAAAAAAACCTAGCACTTAGGCTAGGTTAATAATTGTAGCTCCACAAAATGAGAAAGGGAGCTACAACGGAAATAGCTCTGCTTAATTTAATTTCATCATTCTTTCATAGGCTTCACGCTTGCTTTCTCGCAATGATTGTATTTCTGACTTCGTCAGCTGTCTTACGTGAATTGAGGATAAATCTCGCTTCCCATTCTGTGAGTTTTGAGAAATCATAGCCAAATTCTTCTGTCCACCAGTGTTCAATACTGCCATATTTTTCCCTCAATTGATTCAGTGTTTCTTTAGATAATCGTAATTGTACAGAATATTGTTTTCCTGTCAAAGCATAAGCACCAACAACTTTGCCATTTTGTTGCTCAATATACCCTTTAAGGCTGGCTAATGTACCGCCTTGCGTTTGAGTATCATCGAGAATAATAGCCAGTTGACCTTTAGGATATTCTCCATCAAATGCAGGGGAATAAATCAATCTATGCCAACCATCACCTGCTGTTCTAGAAACCTTAGTTGCTTGAACAATGGAAAGATCGACTTTTACATTCAATTTCTTCGCTAGCACTGTAGCAGTTGCTACAGGAATCATATTTCTACCAACAGCTTCTTCAGCGTGAACTGGAACAATAATAACATTCCGACCAGCGATGATTTTACGCAATTTCTCAATTGCTTCATCTGAAACAAGATCTTTTGCCAAATGGTAAGCTGCATCAATATCCCCTCTCTTAGCTAATTCATAAAGAGGGTGAGATGTTGCATCACCTAATTTTCTATCTATAACTGTATCGGGGAAATCGTCTGACCAATTTGAACGCATTTGTTTTATTACTCCATCTTGAGTATTAAATTTTGCATTTAAATTTGCCAAAGTCAACGGTCTACCACTCTGATCCAACATATCCGCAAAAGTAATTACACCTCTACGCCATAAATCCGCCTTACCTTTCCCTAAAACCTGATCTTGTTGCTCTGGCGATTTGCTTTTCAACCAATTTTCGTAGTTAATCTGCTCTGATACAGGACCATCTTGACTTGCTCTTGTGCTTGACGGCATTTCTTCCGCATCAATCCCAAGCTCTTTCCAGCTCTTTGTTACAAGCTGTAAAATACTGCGACAACGTGGGTGTAAAGGCGGTCGTTGATAAGGTACATCGTGGTCTATCGGCTTTTTATCTAAATCCCACATTAACCCATCTCTTAATTGACATACCGTTGATGTTCGTGTGTCTAATGTAGAAAGGTGTTTTTCTCCTGCCAAAATATCAAGGTTTTCATCTCTTAAGGCTTGATGAGCTTTATCTGCCACTTTAGCTACTGCAGTAATGACTAAGGTTTCAGCGTGTCTGCGAGACGTATTCATCAAATGCTTAACATCAGTAATCATTTGACTTGTTTGCTGACCATCTAGCAACCCTTGGCGAATAATTCCTTCAAACTTAAAGGCAAAATCATTGCCTTGCTTTGCCCACCAATCTTCTAAAGGCGAACCTGCAATAATCGTTGCGGTTTTATTCGCTTTTCGCTTATATTCAGGCACTTGATTAAAAAAATCAAAGCCGACTTCATCATTGTAAAGCTGATGAATATACTGGGTTTCCGCCGCAAAAAAACCGCTTAACTCGTCTTGCGTGTAAGCGGTCATTTCTTGATAGACTTTTGCAACTTCTTGCTTAAGCTCCTTAAGCAATGTGTCTAATTGCTTTTTAGGTAAAGCATCCACACCTGCGGCCGCTAAACGATTGAGCAACTCACGTTGTGTTTTACTCAGCTGTTTCATTACCTGCTGTCTAAGATGTGCATCATAACGAAAATGCAGAATTTTGCGATCAGTCAAGGCGTATGCAATACGACTATTCAGGCTTTGTTTCGGCTTGTCCTGCGAACTCAAGGTCATATTCTACCCCCTCTTCATTTAAGCGAGCCTGTTCATCTTCCCATTCCACATTATCGCTAATCAACCCACGGCGTTTTGCTTCATTAAATACGGTTTGTTTTGAAAGTGTGCCTGCTTGTTGCATTTTAATGACCATATCCATTGAGGCATTTGGATCGAGATCGTCATCAATGTTACCGCTAATTTCCACCTTACCGACATCATTAACACCCAACCACAACCCAACGTATTCCAAGGCTAAATCTAACGCATCTTCAAATTTATTCGCATACAGTCGCAATAAACTGATTTCTTTGCCCTGCTCTTCTTTGGCTTGACTGTCTGTCATTGCTAACACGGTTTTATCTAAGAGTTTCGCCCCGGCAACACGCATTTGGCTTTCCAGCTCTTTCAAACTGTCTTGCCCTGCGTTAATCGCATTGCCTGAATGTTCGATATAAGCAATTCAAGCAACGGCGGCTCACCTAATGCAAACACATTGCTTTCTTTCGTAATAAACGGCACAACAGGCACCACTTCAAGCGGTCGATTTTGAGCAAGAAGTTGCACATCATCAATCAGCGTCCATTGCCCCTCTGTTGCTTTATACTTACGCATACGGCCGATTTCGTACACATAAATCACCTTCTCAATCTTCGAACCAAACTCGCCATCATCTACCGACACTTCTTCCATATAGCGGAACTGCGTGATTTGTCGTTTCCCTTTGATTTTATCCGTTTTAAATCCCAAAACATTTTTAGGCTTAATCAAAATAAAATAAGGGCGCGCATTAACAGCTTTCTCATCGGCAATGGTACGAATATTCTCAGTACGGGTGTAATCCACTAAGCACCACGCCACGCCATAAGTTAAACCTGCATTAAACCAACGAGAAGAAAATACATCGACATTATTTCCCTCTAAATCCACATCAGGCAAAATATCTTGCTTTAATTTATCGTGAACGTCATTTGTCGTAATCGGCTCAAAAAAAACTCTACCTGTCATTTGGTAGAGCGTTTCCGATAAAGCAGGATAAAGCGTTGAGCGGTTAAGTCTGTTTTTATAAGCCTCTTCTTCCTCAAGACTGAATTGATAAAGGTATTTTTTCCCCGCTTGTCGCATTGTTTTTGTTCCGCCAAGCAAATCATCAATCATCACACCTTTTTCATTCAACGCCCTAATTTCTGGCATAACAATAGCAACATCAGAAGCCTCACTTTCTTCAAGATAATCCCCCTCCCAAATCCAACGATAAGTCGCATCATCTAAACGGGCTTTATCCCTTAAGCGTTCTTGCTCCAATACATCAGGAAACCACGGATTATCGCTATAATTCATCTCAACAATCGCCATACTTTCGTCTTGATGTTGCCTAAAGCGTAAATCCGTTGCCGAACCTTTCTTTTCAGGGTTCCACGTTAACCAAATTTCCGAACCGTTTTCACGCACCGTAGGCAGAAGTTTCCGCCACGCCATTTCGCTCACGCTTTCTGCTTCATCAATCCACGCAAGTAAAATCCGTGCTTTTGATTTAATACTGTCAAGATTGTGCCGTAAACCTGTAAAAATATAGGAAATTCGACCGCACTTTGTGCGTACATATTTTAGCCCAATCTCAAAGAAATCAGCCAACCATGGCTCACTTCTTATAGCTTGCTTAATTTCTTCTAATGACGAGTCTTCCAACGAGTTCATAAACTCACGACCACACAAAATCACACCGCTTTCGCCTTGCATTGCCCGTTGATACGCAACAACCGCAGTCATCTTGGCAAAAGTGCGTGTTTTAGCCGAACCACGCCCACCATAAGCACCACGATAACGCACATCCTGACGAGTAAACACAGGAATAAGTTTAGGGGGGAGATTAAGTTGTACTTTCATCTGGAGCCACCAACTCAATAATAGTAGGACGAAGTGAGCCGTCAGAGTTTGTTACATCGACTTTATCCTTAAACATACCAAGATGTTTACCTTTTCAGGGTTCCACGTTAACCAAATTTCCGAACCGTTTTCACGCACCGTAGGCAGAAGTTTCCGCCACGCCATTTCGCTCACGCTTTCTGCTTCATCAATCCACGCAAGTAAAATCCGTGCTTTTGATTTAATACTGTCAAGATTGTGCCGTAAACCTGTAAAAATATAGGAAATTCGACCGCACTTTGTGCGTACATATTTTTCTCCAATCTCAAAGAAATCAGCCAACCATGGCTCACTTCTTATAGCTTGCTTAATTTCTTCTAATGACGAGTCTTCCAACGAGTTCATAAACTCACGACCACACAAAATCACACCGCTTTCGCCTTGCATTGCCCGTTGATACGCAACAACCGCAGTCATCTTGGCAAAAGTGCGTGTTTTAGCCGAACCACGCCCACCATAAGCACCACGATAACGCACATCCTGACGAGTAAACACAGGAATAAGTTTAGGGGGGAGATTAAGTTGTACTTTCATCTGGAGCCACCAACTCAATAATAGTAGGACGAAGTGAGCCGTCAGAGTTTGTTACATCGACTTTATCCTTAAACATACCAAGATGTTTACCTAATAGCTCAAGCGCTTTATTTGCTGCGTGAGGCTCAAAACAAACTTTCTCTACATCCATAGGAACAATAGAACCATCAACCTTGCTTAGTTCTGTTTCTGTGATTTTCTGCTTGCCTGTACTCATTGAGATAATTTCAAGTAATCCCTTTAAAACATCATCTTGAGTAACATTTACTCGCGCAGCTCGTTTGTTTTGAGCTTCTTGAATTGCTTCTTGAATGTCTACATTTGACAGCAAGCGACTACCTTCACGATTTGCTGTTTTTTCAGCATAACCAGACCTAATCGCCGCTTGTGTTGCGTTAAGATCAATTAAGTATTCTTCAACAAACCGCTGTTGTTTGTCTGTTAGTTTGAATTTACCCACGCCTTTAGACGTGGATTTAACCTCGTCTTTCTTCGTCATCGTGGTTAATCCTTTTTATTTCAAAACATTCAATAAATTAGCAATGGCATTAATTAGCTTTGGTGAAACAAACGCTAAAATAGGTAGTGTTACTGCAAGGCTTATTTGCCATAAACCATATTCCATAAGTATCTCCTTGATGGTTACGGTTAAAACTGTCATAATCTCCATAAATCGTTACTCATTCGGCTTTAATGGGTAATGAAAAACCCCGATCATTTGCAGTGATTGGGGTTTTGTTATATATAAATTACATCACTTGCGTATTTTCTCGGAAATTTATCTAACAACCCCAAAACCATATGCAAATTATGTAGCATTTGATTTACATAAAATAAAAGAGCGATCATCTGACCGCTCTCTACCGTGACACAAACGTTAATCCGCTATTTAAACCCTTGCTTAGTTCGTGCTTGCCACTCTCTAATGCTATCAATCTGACCCGCACACAAGTCACGCTCTCCCATCACCTTAACGAGATACCCAATAGCATCACCATAGGTCGTGCCACTAAACTCTGACCGCTCACACTGCACTAAAAAGGCTTGCGGTGGATATAAATACTCAATCTTTGTCTTTGCTGTGCAACCGCTTAAGCTCATCGACAACAGGATGAGGCAAAGCAGTAACGCCACACGGCTCTTTCTGTAAAATAACTCTAATCTGTTCATTACTCTGCTCTACCTGCTTTCGTAGTTTATTTGCAATACTTTGCTGATATTCCACCGCTTGTCGCTCTTGTTGCAGTTGCATTGTCAGCTTATTGTTTGCTTCTTGCTGTTGCTCAATGGTTTGGGCTTGCGTCTGGTTCTCGGCTGTTAATGCACTTATCCTCTGTGACTGACCCCACAACCACGCACACAAGCCCAAAATCAATGCCATTAAGATTTTATTAACCCAGCTAAACATAACGCCTTCTCTTTCTCACGACGGATTTCTAACCCTCGTAACTTCTTGCCACCTGAATAAACCCACTTAGGCAACTCATTACAGGCACCAACATAATCGCCTGATTTGATTTTACGAAAGAACGTCGATTTACTCACGGTGCCACACCCAGCATTAAACGTCAGCGAAGTAGCAACATCAAATACCGATTGCGGAATATCACCACCATTTGCGTAACGGTTCACACATTTTTCTGCATGCTGAATATCGACCAACCAACGCTCCGCAATCTCTTTGTCCGTGTAAACTTTTCTTTCAATCTTACCGCTTGACGCTTCCGTTGAACCAATACCAACAGTAAGCACATTTGCAGGACACAAATAAGGCTCACGTTTACAACCTTCTGCATCGCCGATAATCTCAAGCCCTTGCTGACTTGTACGAAATTGACCGTGAAAATCTGTATTTAATACCGCAATAATGGCACTGACAGCACAAACCCCACCGCCAACTTTACTTAATCTTTTTATTCGGCTCATATCTTAATCCCCTTGAGAGTTGTTGTTTACGTATCTGATGCATTTCTTCGAGGTGGCGCATCTCTGCTTTATGCTTTTCTTCAGCCCTTTCTTCTTGGCGTCTTTTTATTTTCCCTTCTCGGCATTTTGAGTACATATTAACTAACGCTGTAACAATCCCTAGAGCCAAACTAATGAACATTAAATTTTGTTGATCGCCTAACCATGCTAACCAACCTGTAAGCCCAGTCCATGCATAGCTCTGCATTCCTGCATCTCTCATAGCATTTTTCATACCTTAGCCCTCGTTTCAGGCAATAAAAAAGCCCAGTCCGTAAAGACTGAGCTTGGTTAAAAAAACTGCTAGAATATTGTTCCCCAACAAATAAACTAGCAGAGGTTTAAAATGATTGACCATAATACAATTATTAATTCTATTCCATATCCTATAAGATCATTTTTTGAAATAGAATCAATGGAGTTTGAAGATAATGAACAATATCAAACAGCAATTAAGGCGTTTATAACAGCTGTAGATATTATAAACTCTCACTGCCACATTAACAAAAAGGTAGTTTTAATTTTTGGTTCGAGACAAATGCAAGTTGACATTGATGGAATACCTTTTTCATACTACATCCCACAACCAGCACTACATCTTCACATAAGAAATTTCATCTATCTTAATGTAGTAGAATCATCTACTCTTTCTTATGAATCTCAAGTAGGGGCATATTTAGAAGAATTAGTTCACGCTTTTATGAATGCTCGCAATGAAGAGCTAACGCATAAAATTGTTGAATTACTGTACCCTTGTGTCAAACACTCGGCTGAATATGGCTTTGTAAAACGTTGAATTTATTCACATCTATACTAGAAGCGATAATTTTACCATTACACTCAAATGGACTTGGAGGATATAAAACATTGACATTATCTCGAAGTGCCTTGAGCAAATACTCTGGCACTTCTTCTCCATTGATTTTAATTTTATCGCCTAATGTAATTTCCATCCTAACCCCCAAACAAAAAACCCCAAGCATTTCTGCTCAGGGCTGTAAAATCATTTCGCTTTCTCTCGCTTGTACGAATTGCAAGCATAGCTGAAATGTACTACTTTTCTCGCACGACGTCAATCACTTTTTGAGCGATTAAACGCATTATTTTTTTGAAACACAAAAACCACTTGCAACGCTAGGTCGCAAGCGGTCTTTTTATCGTTTATTGTTGCTTAAAATCTTGCTGTTTGCTTCGGTTCTTCTAGCAAATGGTTCATTCCTTTAACAAACATAATGCGTTCGCTATTAGAGTGAATGAAATCTCTTGTCTTTTCTAAAAATTGTTCAAGTGGAATGCCTAAGTTATGAAGATAATGTGGGCTAAAGTGTCTATCTATGTCCCAACCTATATACGTTTTAACAATCTTTTCTCGTAACTCGTGGGCTTCGTAGCAAAAATGGTATGCTGAAACAAGTAATCTTAATAATTGTTCATCTTCTTTTTTAGGCTCATCAATAATCAACTCCCCTTCAAGATAGATTTTGTGAACATACTCCACCGCCATTCCCACTTGTTCAGGGGTTAATTCGTCAATATGCTCAACATTAAAACGCTGATGAATAAGTGAGTAGGCATCAGAATAGAGCAACCCTTTTTTACTGACTAAAGCACTGACTGCTTGTCGTAAGCCTGTGCGTTCGTCTGTGGTTGTTTTGCGTTCGGCTTTGCCAAAGTGCCAGTAATTGTAGAGAGCTTCAAAACATTCTTCTTGATACTGGATTACACGATCTTTCAAATCGGGACGTACTTTTTCAGGGTTAATGCTAAATAACCAGCCGTTAAGTTTTTTGATTGGCATACAGAGCATTGATTGCATACCGCCATTTGTAGGTGTTTCGATATCGAAACACCCGAATTTCTCTCTATTCTTATTAAGTTTGATTGACTGAGAACCCCAAGATAATCCCAAAGCCTCAACGATTGGACGAACAGCAGTATATGCCACATCGTTGAATTTTAATGTGATTAAATCTGTACCATAAAAAGAGACGGTTTGAAGTTGAGTAGAATTTGACATTGTTACATTTCCTTTTTCGAATAGGATTGGCGGACAGGCGGTTCGAAAACCGCTGTAACGACGGCGTGCGGTATTGGATATTTCCGCACCCACCTGTCCATTGATGAAATTTTCTGATTGTTACAAAGAGTTTTCGAAGCTCTATGGTTCAATATTACGATATTTTATTTTGGGTTGTCAATAATTAGCTAGACCGCTGTATAGATAACATCTTCGACTTTGAGAGTGATAAGTTCTGAACCGTAGAATGAGAGAGTTTGAGTAGAAATTTGATTTGACATAAGTCACTCCGTTAATTTTCGAAATTAAGACTTACCCTATAAATAGGGTGATCGAGTGGTTCGAAAGCCTACGGCAGGCTGGACGTATTCCCTTTCGGTATTGTATTAGTCGCCCACTCGATCATTGAAATAAATTTTACCTTTTCAACATCTAAATCTCTTATGATTTGCTGGCAACAAACAAAAGAGTACGAATTTTAGATATAAAAAAACCGCAAAGGATTTTAGGTTTTGCGGACTAACCGCCGTGTAGGTTTCGATACCTATGGGAAAATGTTACTACTCAGTTTTTTATTTGTCAAATAAAAAAGGCTTACCATTTCTGATAAGCCTAGTAAACAGCATAATTTTTTTGCTGTCGTTTGTTGCCATTAACTTAATACTACTCTGAAGTTTTGGGGTTGTCAAATAAAATAATGTAGTTTTTACTATTGCAATTAAATATAGTTTAAACTATAATAACTTTGTTTTTAGCAAGGGCTAAAAATGAAGAAACCGCCCTTCTGGTGAGCGGTCTCAAAAAAGGAGCTAGGATATGCCTTGGAAGCTAATCATCCTAGTTATCTTGTTGGTGGTAAGCAATTACGCTTACTAGTTAATAGATAACCCTGCGGGGGATATGTGAGAGTGTCCCCCAACGGCTCCTAATATAACAACTTCAGTTTTAAAAATCAACCAAAGGTAGCGAAAATGGCACTAACAAAAAAAGAAATTCAAGAGAAAAGCGATAAAAAACGTGGGGTGCGTATGGTTGGCTTTAAACTCCACGAAGATGTGATCTCTTTACTAACCGAACTCTCTGAACAATCGGGTCTGTCTAAAACGCAAATTGTTACTCAAGGCATTAAGCTGTTTGCAGAACAAAATAAGGCGTAGCAATACGCCTAAAACTTCAGTCTAATCAACCCCGAACCAAACACGGCCCCTTCCATAAAATCTCGTGCGGTGCGTAAACGGTTGTCATAGGTTCTCGGTGAGATCTGCATTTCAAGACAAATATTCTTCTTATCCTGCCCTTGTAAAAACACCGCCATTAGCACCTGATAGGCTTCCAAATTCAAATCGTGTAATGTCATCACAGCTTCATCTAGCTTAAGATACTGTTCCTCTGACAGTTTATCAATACTATACTTGGTAATTTTAACTGTCGCCTCACGCATAAAAGATTGTAATGATGGATAACCACGACACCCACGATGAGAAGCCCAACGACGAACCCAAACGTGTAGAATATCGTCAATGCTGATATGTAGCCTAATCATTTCAACTCCTTAATCTTCACCACAACTCGACCATCTTTCACAATTTCAGGAATAAATTCAGGCTCACCTTTATCATTTACCCTGACTTCGCCAACTGCCTCAATACTCTCTTTCACAACATATTTCCAGCTATCATCTTTCAGTATTTTGGCGTGAGTAAGGCTATCCATAATCACCTTCCAAAGGTTATCTAAATCTCGATCTCGACGATCTGGCAAATACACCCTAACATCAACAGCGACAAGCCCATCAAAAGGCAACTCAGCAAAACAAGCCAATAGAGCCAATTCCCTAAAACGTTTACCTTTGTCGCTAATATAATGCTTACCTTGTCGGGTATGCCTCCAATAATGGTTTACGCTTGGTGGAAATGGCAAGGCAATCTCTAATTCTCTGCTCATAACTTTCCCTCTCTGCGTAAAATTGCCTGTGTTCTGAACACACCCTCAGCGTGAGCGTGTCGCACAAACTCTGTTTCCAATTTCCGAGTTCTACGGTCGCATTCATCGTGGCAAGCAGAACACGCCCACGCCCCGAAAATATCATCAGGCTTTTGCCCAACACCATTTAACCCAGCCATTCGATAATGAGCCAGCACACTTGTTTCAGCATTGAAATTACAAACACCTGGTAAGCGTACTTGGCACTCTCTGCCTTTGGCTTCTTTTCTTAAATTGATTTTCACCATAAAAAATACCTACAATAACCACAAAATGCTTGATTATTTTTATTTTAGGGTTATAATAACTACAACTATTAACCAATAGAGGAGAAAACGTGGATAGTGAAACGATGATAAAACTTCTCAAAAAGAACGGTTGGGAGCTAGATAGCATAGTCGGTAGCCACCACCACTTTGAGAAGAAAAATCAAAAGGGAGCAGGCAAAGTGACTGTTCCCCACCCGAGAAAAGACTTAGGCTTTCTCGAAAAGAAAATCAGAAAACAAGCGGGGCTGTAAAGCCCCCATTATCCACGTTTAACCAATAAGGAGCTTTTATGTTATACCCACTCATTTTTGAACAAGTTTCCGACGGCTATGTCGTTGCTGTCCCAGATATTGACGGCTGTTATTCTGCTGGAGATACCCTAGAAGAAACTTATAGCAACGTAAAACAAGCTATAGCACTTCATCTCGAATCTGTCGTCAAAGATGGGGGAGAAATTCCAACGCCTACCGCTATCGAAAACCACAAAAACGACCCTGATTTAGACGGTCATAACGTATTTTTCGGTGTGGTTGATGTCGATTTATCCCACCTAATGGGCAAAGCAGAGAAAATCAACATCACCCTCCCTAGCTATCTCATCAAACGCATTGATGATTTTGTTGCGGTTCACAAAGAGTATAAAAACCGTAGCAACTTCTTAGCTAAAATCGCAGCGGATAAAATCTTAACCGCTTAACGCTTACACCTACGCTTAACCACTAAGCGTAGGTTATTTCATCCCCCAAAAATTCCATCTGCCATTAAAATGCACCCCATTAGAAACACCCCACGAAGTTGCATACTCGATTAAACTTGCCATTCGTTTTACGCTCATTTGAGCCGTACTCTCACGAATATTCACTAATTCGCCTTCCAATCCTGTGACCAAACGAGAACCTTCTTTCGTTGCTTCAGCGTGGGCAGAAATTAAAATGACCTTCCACGTTTCAGGCGGTAGCCATTCGCCGTTAAATTGCACCTGTCTGGCAATATCGCCGCACATTGCGTGGAATTTGGCATTTTGCTCAAGGTTACGAGTAATAGGCTTCACATCAATCACTAACGGTTTTTTCTCGTCCACTGGTAACGCTTTCACAAATTCAAGGGCATTGTTTTTAATTTGCTCAGTGCGTAGAAAGTATTTTTTCTTATACTCCATACCTACCAACCTTTGTTCCATACCTACCAACCTCCTTACTTCTTAACCTGCTCTTTCGTAAAATACCCACAAGACTTCGTTCTGTTCATCGCACAATCCTTGCTGATGTTGGGGAATCACCCTGTGTAATGACCGTTACAGCGATAAGGCTCTTCAACGTGCCAACCCCAATCATCGTTAATGCTTAAATCTTCTAGATCTCCGCCACATTTGGGGCATTTAAAATCATTTCTTTTTGTCATCATCAAACCCAAAAGCTCTAAACGCCAAATAAGCTAGCCATCCTGATAAACAAAAATAACCCAATAGAACAATCGCAGCCTCACTCATACCCACCTACCTTCTTAATAAAATCTAAACTGACCGACCGTTGTACAAAATCTTCCATTGTTGGATCGAACACAACGACCATCTGCCCTTTACTGTTGCCTTTAATTTCCTTGCCTGTGATAGGGTGAACAAAAGCAATTCGCCCACCAATAATATCAATCACTTCATTTGCCACGTTGTGAATATGGTTCTGATACCATTGCGTTGATTTATCGTTATTGAGCAACATCACCACCGTATGACCCTCATCACGCAAGCGTTTTGCCTGTTGAATGAATGGCGTAACGTTTGAGTAAGGTGGATTGACAAAAATAGAGAACCTTTTTCCATTATTTGCTTTCTTCAAAATTTCAGGTAATCGCTCATCAGTAAAATCATCGTGAATAATTCCTACTGCCTCTTTGAAACCAGTAGGCTCTAATTCTTTCCCAATCCACCAATTACAAAGAGCATTACACTCATTAGCACAACCATCAACCTCAAATCTAAAGCGTTTATGCAACCATCTGATGAAATACAATGGTGTCCGCCAAGTATCTTTATCAAAACTCACCTAAAACCCCCTAACCTGTTTCAACAAACCACCCCAGAAAGCCCTCACCTTTTCACGATCGACTGCTTTCACTTCTTGAGGTAATGCCAGTTTGGGTTCTGGTAAAACCTCCCTTGTTTTTAACCGCTTGCTCATTTTGACGAGGGATTTTTTAATCTCATCTTTGAGTTGCTTATCGCTCCATTCACCAGTCCGACAACGCACATACAAATCGGTAATCAAGTAATACTCCGCCGTAGAAACAAACTTAAACTTCTGGATTTCTTCCATACCAAATGCCATAAACGCTTGTAACCGCTTGTAAAGTTTATCCTCATCAGGCAAACCTAACGCTTCGTAGTCCACCGTTTTGCACCACTCCACAAACTCGCCTACGCTTGGACAGAATGGATTTTTGGATTTTTTCGCTCGCGCAATCCCGTTTTGCAGTTGCTCAATCGTCGTAATTTTTTCATTCACCAACGTTTCAAGCCAAATCCGTTTTGCTTCACGGTAACTGTCTGCATCAGGAAATGAATTTTTCCACGCAGGAAAAATCGCCCGAAGCTGAATGAATAATTGATTAACGGCTCTAATCGCACCGTCTGGAATTGCCGTTGTCTTTGCTGGCACTTGGTAATTTGGCTCTTGCCCGACAAGGCTTTTCAAGTTCATTGATGCCACGTTTTGCATTAACTTCCCCTTAGCGTGATAGACATACCTTCCGCCCAGTTGCCTTCGTCATCAGGGATGAATGAACTGGAAGTATTACGAGCGGACGGATTTTGTGGATTTTTTGCAGAAACTCCGTCATTTTGCCAATCCCAACTGGCATTAAACCCACGCCAACCACGCTCAATCGAAATTGCAATGGCTTGTTGAATAGGAATTTTGGCTTTATCCGCCTCACGCTGAAAACCTTTCAACGCAGTTTCGGTGATCGGAGCTTTGAAAGATTTCCGATGGACGATGAAATCTTTTGCCAGTTGTTCGGTAATCCCAAAACTTTCCAACAAAATCAAATCTGCGGATTTTTTCTCGCGCGCGTTAACACCCGTTAGGGTGTTATTTTTGGTATTGTTATTTTGTTTAGTGGTATTTTGTGTGTGAGCTGAGTTCACAGGTACTTGTGAACTTACTTCACAGGTCGAGTGAGCTGAGTTCACATGTGAACTTACTTCACAGGTCGGAATTTTGTCGAAATTAACCGAAAAAACATTCATTCCACGATACCCTTTAGACTTAGTTAAAAGCCCCATTTCCACCAATTTGTCACAAGCATCAATGACACCACGATTACTTAAATTACATTTTTCCATCATTTGAGAAATAGAAACGGCATCTTTTTGCTTATTCCAGCCCGTTGTTTGCCTAACAACAAGCATATAACACTTAAATTCAGCCCCACTTAACACGCTCATTAATTCATCAACAACCGCATTTGGCACTTGAAATGAATTTGGAATAAATTTACTCATAGTCCTAACTCCGAAGCATAACGTTGTGCTATCCACTCAATACCTTTGCCAGTAACACGGGTTTGCGTAAAATTATGTCCGTGTTCTGCTGTACCTGTTTTCACAGTAAACAGCTCTTTTGAATGAACGGTTTGATACGGCAATAGATTGCCAGATTGACGATACAACACACGATCACGCAACAAACACTCAATCATCATCTTTTCAGGGAAATTTAAAATCTTGGCAGTTTCTCGTAGGGATTTACTCGTGCCGACTTCTACATAATGATCCACAAAAGCCACTTTAGGCGCTTGCTCCGCTAACCGCTTATCTTGGCTCTCTATAACTTCCGCCTGTTCTGCCGCCAAACGTAGCGCTTCTGCAAAAGTTTGTGGTAAACGTACCGCTTGTTGGCTTTCCAGTTCTTGCCAACGGCGATTGATACGAATGCGAACATCGGCACGATAGCCTGTGATTAAATCCACACACTGCTCACGAGTGAGAATAAATTCTCTGTGTTGCTGATTCCCAGTACTTGGATGGGTGAAATACCCCTCTCCAATTTTGGATAACCCCATTTCTTCATAAGTTTGGTTAAGGTTTTCAATATCTCGGCAGACATGGCCGTGCTGTTTTTCGCATAAACGTGCAATCTCCCGACTACTCATCGTTAGGGTTGCATTTTCTCTCTGATTAATAGATAATAAATCTGTTTTCATAAACATTATCTCCCTTTGATATACCCACGTTCCAGCGTGGGTTTTTATTTTCCAATAGCATGAACGTCCTTCTCTGCAAATAGCTTGAGGGCATCTAGTTCACTGTCTGTCAAACGATTTAAACCTTTTTCTGATACCTCCAATTCTAAAAAAATCAAGGTAAGCACAGAATTTGTCTAAATGTTCTGCTTTGAAACGACAAATCGTTGATGCATCTACACCAACATATTCTGTCGCTTGAGCATCTTTCGTCTCTGATGCCTTCTGTCTGATTAAGTCCGCAATCTTCATTGCAGACTTGCTTAATTCATTGCGTGCCATTGCGTACCTCATAGGGTAAATTAATCCCACAGATCAGGGCGAAGCTCAGATTTGGCTACTTCGCCATTCGTGACTTCTTCAATTTTCTTAGCAAGATAAGCAGGCATTGGTGAATATCCTGTTTCAACTTGTCGTAAATAAGATTTAGAAATACCAAGCTTTTTTGCAAAATCAGCTTTGAAGCCACGAGGACGATCTGACAAATAACTAGTTAAGTCCATCATCACTCCTGTTAAGTAAAAATTAGATTTAGTTTAGATTTAACTAAATACAAAGTCAAGTAAAGTTTAGTTTTTGCTTATTTAGGAAATACTAAATAGAATGATTTAAAAATGAAAAGTGAGGTTAGTTATGATTAAAAATATGACTCTGCCAGAGATCCGTAGAAAAAAACTTACAGAATGGTTCAGTACGAGAGATATTCCAGAAAAGGAAAAAAGCTACATATCACAATTAAAATCAGGAAAATCATCTTTTGGTGAGCGTGCAGCAAGAAGATTAGAAAATGAGTATGGAATGCCTAGCTTTTATTTAGACTATGATGAAGAAACAGAAAGTGCTATTGTGTCTGCAATATCCATTCAAGAAACACATTCTCATCAATATCCTATTCATCTAATTAACTTTAAAGCTAAGGCTGGTGAAACAGGTTTTATCAATACTAACTATCCCGAAATTATTCAATCTATCTATTTCTCCTTAGATGGTTTGCTTGAAATTGTAGGAAGAAAATCAAGCAATGGCATTGAGATGATCACTATTCCAACTGATAGCATGGCTCCAACAATAAACAAAGGTGATGTCGTTTTTATTGATACCACAATCAATTATTACGATAACGAAGGTGTGTATATTTTTGCCATTGATGATGAAGTTTATATTAAAAGACTACAAAAAATTCCAGGGGGCGTTTATAGAGCTTTATCAGACAACAAGACTTACGAGCCTTTTGATATAAAGAGAGAAATCTTAGATACTGCAATTATCCTTGGGAAATTTATTCGAGTGTTGCCAATAAACCCTAAAGATTTGTAGCTATTGGCGTAGCGGTTGAGCATAGGAGTTATTTGTAGAGCAAAAGTGGGTTTTGGTGGGTTAATACATTATATAGTGAGAAAAATTATGGCTATAATACCTTTTAGATCTTATTGGATAGAAGATATTAAACTTCTTGGTGAAGGAGGTTTTGGGGATGTTCAGCTTGTGCATGTTCATAATTATCCTATAAACAAATCGAATAAAAATCGTATAACTTCAATATATGCTAAGAAAATCCTTAATCCTAAAAGTACAGAAGAAACCAATCAAATAAAACGATTTTCAAGAGAAGTTTTATGCCAAAGCAAGTTCAACCACCCTAATATTGTAAGAGTGGTAATGCATAATCTTAATAATGAAAATCCTTGGTTTTTAATGGAATTAGCTGAAATTAGTTTAGCTGATGAGCTTTCTAAAGGTTCCTTATCAAACGATGAAAAAATCTCTGCATTAAAGATGTTATTGAGTGCGGTAGATTATATTCATTGTTTCAAAGATAAAAATGGTATTACAGGTTATGTTCATCGAGATATAAAACCAGCAAATATTCTTAAATTCAAAAATGGGGTTTATAAATTATCTGATTTTGGATTGATAAGAACACAAGATCCTTCCGCCACCTCAAAACTTACAACGATTAACAAAATTTTTGTATCAGGAAAATATACAGCACCTGAGATTCAGGAAGCTGGGCAATATTCTGTTCAGTCAGATATTTATGCCATTGGAAAAGTTATTTATGACTTGCAATTGGGTGATAAATTTGATCAAATAGCCGACAAATGTACCCAACAACGCCCTAATAAACGTTATGTATCAGTTAAAGAAATTATACTAGAGGTACAAAATATTTTAGAGGAAAATATATGATTGAACTAATTACATCTAGTTTTTTCTCTCTTCCTAAGGAAGAACAAAGAAAAAATCAGGACTCAATTTTGCCAGTAAAAAAAGTTGGTGATAATTATCTTTTTGCAGTTGCTGATGGCGTTGGTTCTTATGCTGGCGCCAAAGAAGCATCAACAATTGCTATAAATTACCTTAATCAGTTGCAAGAAGATCAACTACATAATATAGACAATATATTTAATAATATTAGAAACCAAATCATTGAACTTTCTGATAGTATATCTGAATTTGATAAAGCAGCGACGACACTTACTTTTGGGATATTTAATCACAATGGACTACTCATAGGTCATATAGGAGATTGTCGATTATATGTGGCAGAAAATGGGAAATTAAGGCAAAAAACAAAAGATCATACAAGCCACCAAAGACTCTTGGATAAAAAGATTTATACCAAAAAAGAGCTAAAAGAGATATCAGGTAAAAATGTCATAAATGAAGCAATTACCAAAAGATTTGAAATGAATTATGATACGCTTTTCATCCCAATGTCTGATATAAGACGCACTGATGATAATGTAGTTTCATTCTACATTATGTCAGATGGAGCTCACCAATACTGGGAACATCGGCCTAGATTTTCCTTAAATACAATTAGTCATACAGATTCATTTTCATCAAGTTTAAGAAAACGAATTGAAAAAAATCCAACAGATGATTATTCTTTAGTTGCTGTACAATTTAAAATTTATTAAAAGGAACTTTAAGAATGTTTGACTTAAACCGCCCCCGTGGCGGTTTTCTTTTATCCCCTACCCCATTTCTACAAGTATTATCCTCACCCAAAATCTACTACTAACTACTCCATACTACTAACTAACCCCACCTAACACACCACAAGCGGTCACATTTCATCAAATTTCTGCAAAAACATCTTCATGACAACAAGAAAATGATTAAAAAATAAGCAATTAATCACGCTTCACAAAATTTATTTTCCTTTAAAATCAATCGATTAAATACATTTTGTATTTTTTATTGCAAAAATAATACATTTGGTATTTACTTATAAAATACATAGTGTATTATACACCCATCAAAACGAGCTACGGCTCAATGCTCTTTAAAAATTCAGACAAAAACACCTCAAGCGGTCAATAAGTGCAGTTGCTTAAACTAGCGGATTAAAAGCCCCGCTGGCTGATTGAACGTTTAGTCTTATGTGAAAAACTGCCGTGACGGCAGATTGGCAACAGAACCATTGAGGTGACGACTAACCCACTATCGCCAAGTTTGCCAGTGAGTGGAACGGATAGTGGGGACAGAACCACATTTTTTGGTCTGTTTTTTAGTTGGTGAACAATGAAAAAGCAACAGACAGCAAACGTTAGCTAAAAACGTGACAGCTCGGAGAGACGGCTGACCATCTCGTTGAACTCAACGAAATGGCTATCGAGGCTTAGCGTTGAGCCAGCGTAGCAAATCAACGCACCATTCATTAATTTTTTAAGGAGTATAAAATGACATCAATGTACGCCCAAATTAGCATAACAGTGAACGGAATAACAATGAACAGAGGTATTACCTTTACTCCTCCACAAAACGACCACATCAATATGCAAAAGACCGCTATTCAACATCAAATTGAAAAGCTACTTGAACCTATTGATGCTATTGAGAGAATGCAAATTAATGCTGAAAAGCACTTTGAATTAAAAAAATGGCTCACTCAGGCTTTCCAAAACGAGCTTGATGTTGCTCAACAAGACCGCTCGCCAACATAAAAAGGCGACAAGCTAAATCTGACTGAGCCTCCGCATTTTCTGAAATATGAGTGCCGTCTTTATCATAAATTTCAATATCATTGCGTAAAAGAATGGCTGCAACTTGTACAGCGTTTGCAAAAGTGAACTCAGAATTACTCATAATTAAATCCCTATTTATGTTGTGAGAAATTGAATTATATTCCTTGATGTTGTGAGAAACAATAAGGAACTTGCTGACTGTGGCAAGGGTAAAAATCACAGTCGCCATTCAAAAGTGTATGCGGTAAGCACTTAAAACACCCGTAATCATAATGATGATCCGTTAGCCCACTGTAACAGGTGGGTATTTTTTTTGAGGTGAAAAAATGAATACATATACAAAGTTCTGCCCAAACGTATTTTTAGCAAAATGCCAAGAGCAGCACGAAAAGAACGAAATTATTACCGTGACAAGTAAATACGGCAATGAAACAGAGGTTGAAATACACAACCTCGTTAAACAACAAGGTGGATTTTATTTTTACTCTTTTGTCCGTTGTGATGGGTTGGATAGTCAAGCTCGAGCCACAGCGAAAGCGGAACGTTATCAAGAATATGCTGATAACGCCGCGAAACGCAGTAATCAATATTGTGAGGCGGCTAATGAGGGGCGTGACTTTTTAAGTCTTGCTGAACCAATAAAAATCGGACATCACAGCGAAAAACGACACAGGGCTTTGATTGAACGCAATGCCCGTCGAATGGAGCTTGCAGTTGAAGAAATGCGAAAAGCCGAAAACTACGCCGATAAAATCGCCTATTGGGAATCAAGAGCTGTAAAAATTGATCTATCCATGCCTGAAAGTCTTGAGTATTTCAAACATAAGCTAAAAGAGGCAGAAGACAAACATTCGGACCTAAAAAAATTCCCTGAAAAACGAGAACATTCTTATTCATTGACGTACGCTAAAAAATCCGTCAATGAATTTAAAGAAAAAGTGCGATTGGCTGAATTGCTTTGGGCTTAACGAAAAATCACCCGCTAAATAAACTGGTATTTTTATATAAAGTAAGGAATAAAAATGACCTTAAAAAAATGTTTACTTCTCCTGTTGCTTATCAACCTTAACCCTATTGGCTTGTGGTTGAATAGCTTTGCATTTAACAATTTTTTCAATGATCAACCCCATTATCTCCAAGAAGATAAAAAAGCCTTGCCAGAATGCAGTAGCAGCAGTCAAATAGAATAAATAAACAAGAGCATAAGAAGGTAATGCTGGCAATGGACGTGCTTCTAAGCCGTATTTAAAGCTTAAAGGCAAGTACAACCAACAAAGAATAAACGATAAGCACCAAGTTGTAATACGCATAATAATATGGTCGAAATGTTCTTTTAAGAGAGAAAAAAGAGATGCAATCAACGCTTCCCACATACTGAAATCTCCTTTTGTTGATGAATATAAATTGAGCACTTACATTCTAGCACAACTCAAGGGGATTTCAGTCTGTGGGATTGACACCGCCCAAAATCAAAAAAGGGCATTACGCCCCTTTCTGATTAAATAACTCAACCGCTTGCACAATCACCTGCGTTTGTGAAATACCGTGTTGCTCGGCAAGGCGTTCAATAAGCTCAATCGTTTCTTGATGAAGTTTAAAGCCTTTGAGCTTAACACCACGCTTAGCTTCGCTTCTTGCTTGCAGTTCCTGAAGAGTTAAACCAGATTTTGGGCGACCACGAGAGCGTTTTTCAGTTTGCATAGAAATTCCTTGTTGATCTTTTAAGCCAAAAGGCTTATAGTTGGAGCCGTCAGGGGGACATCCGACCTTCCCCCTTCGGGAGTTACCTTAAACTATAGTACCTGAACAACAGGTTAGTAATACTACGGTAACTAGGATTAGAACTCTGAAAATCTTCATATCCTAGCTCCATTTAGTAGCCCAGTGAAAGCTGGGCTTCTCATTTTCAGAACCATTCCGAAAACAAATATATTTTAGGTTAAACTAAATAAATAATCAAGACCTTATTCAAGGTTAAACTAAAATAATTGATATTTTTATGTTTGACAACCGCCCCCCTTCGGATTAAGATAACCGCACAACAATTCTTCTAGCGGCAATCCGCACCCGATAGCATAGCGGTTTTTTTATGCCTAAAATTTGCAAAACCACAGATCTGTGGTTTTCGATGGTCGGGTCTAGAGAGCCTAATACAATACCGAAAGGAAATAAGCTCCGCTGTCTATTTGCAGTAGTTGAAGCCCGATCAACCCTACTAAGGTTGATCGAATACCAAACTTTCAAATAGGGGCATAAAAATGTCAAACTTACAAATCTTATCTACTTCTATTCGTCAATTAGACAACTTATTCAATCTTAAAGATCTTCATATTGTCGCTGGTAATGAGAAAAAACACGAACCATATCTTTTTGTTCGCTTAGATACCACAAAAGAATTGATCGAAGAAATCCAAAAAGAAGATCCAACAACGCAACCACTTAAAACCCTACGAGGCACACAAGGCGGAACATATGCCTGCGAAGAACTCGCCCTCGCTTACGCAATGTGGATCAGCCCAAAATTCCACTTGGTCGTATTAAGAGCGTTTCTCGCAATGCATAAAGGCGAATTGCAAAATTCTGCACAAATCGCACCGCTTACAATTACCCCAGAGCAACAACGAGCTATACAGGAAGCGGTACAACAGGCTCACTATCGAACAGGATTACACTGGCAAGAAATCTACTCTCGGCTCAAAAGCACTTTTAACGTAGCGAAGTATGACCAACTACCGTAAACAATGTTTGAACACGTAATCAACTTCTTAAACACACTCGGCAATCAATACCGCCCGATTGACCGCAGTAAAAAAGACATCACCATTGCAGGTTTAGATGCAGAACAAATTGCCAAATACCTAGTAAGAGCCAGAGCCTTTGCAAAAGAAGTGGAAGTATTTCATCGTAAACTGTACGAAGATTTAGGCATTTCTCGCTATGTTAAAAACGATATTGCAGGAAAAGCCTACGACATCGCACACGAATTTAACGTATGGCTTGACCCTTTTATTGAACAAGTCTTACCCCAGTTTAATCAACAACGATTAGCAAGATTTTAACCACAACCCAACACCGACCGCACATTGCAAAAATCGTGCGGCGGTTCCCCACACCCAAATTAAGAGAAAATGACGATGAAATACGTAAAAATCCTACTATTTTTAACCGCTTTCTACCTCGTAGCCGACCACCTCGAGTTATACAACGACTGCGACGGCTACATCTGCGAAACCCGAAAATAACCCACTTATAGGAGAAAAACAATGAAAGAAATTAAATTAGGTGTATCACCATTGACTAATCAAATCTATGCTGGGCATCTCGAAAAAAATGGGCTTTATTGGAAAGAAAAGCAAGATGTAACGTTAATGGCATTATATTGTGTTGCTCAACATTGTATTGAACGTAATGAACCTGTTATTTTGTTAGAACACAATAAACCAAAATATGAAATAACAGTGAGAGTAATCAATGACTAAAACCGTCAGCGTAAACCACCGCACTTTTCAAACGCTCGCCATACAGTCATTACGCTACTGTATGGGGCGTAGAACCTTTGCCGTGAAAGATTGCGTAGAGCTTATTCGTGGACACTGGCAAGATCTTACTAAACACGCCAAAGACATCATCATTCGAGATTTAGATGAGGCTCTACAATCCCACGAAGACGACCTAAGAGACAATAGAGGATATTGCTACTTAGGCGACCAGTGCGACTACCAAAAATGGAAAAACCTAAGAGAATGGATCAACGAACAAGCCTAGCGAAAGCTAGGTTTTTTATTTTGGTAAAAAGTATGACACACATAGAACATTTAACAATTAACCAAGTTGCCAAAGAGTTAAATTGCCACCCAAACACCGTCCGCCAACATTTAGCAGATTGGGGATTTTTTAAAATGGCAGGATCTAGAATTTGGAGGGTTAAACGATCAGATCTTGACCGAGTGAAAAAACAAGCGAATAATGACCGTGGGGTATCTCTGTCGGTCGAGGAGAAAAGAAAATGTCGATCTACAGACGAAAAGCAAACGGTCCGTGGTGGGTTGATATCACAACCCCAAACGGCAAGAGAATTAAGAGAAGCACTCGCACGCTTGTAAAACGTGAAGCACAACAGTATCACGACAAACTCAAGCAAGAAATGTGGGCAGAAGATAAGCTCGAAACAAAGAGAAAATATATCTTCGAAGATGCCTTATTGCATTATGTCCGTTCAGCCGAAGAATTAAAGGATAAAGCCACGAAAAAGCGACACGCAGAGTACTGGCTATCTAAATTCGCAGGTCGAGAACTCAGCTCTTTAACAGCACAAGAAATTATCTTAAATATCCCCAAAAAGAATGCCAATACTAAACAGGCGTTATCTCATAGTACGCAAAATAAGTATGTTAAATCTTTACTAAGGGTATTAAATATTGCCTATAAGCTCGGTATGCTGGATTCTGTGCCATATGTGGAGAAAAAGAAAGAGCCACCAATTAGAGTGCGTTGGATCACGAAACAGCAAGCAAAACAGCTCATAGATAAATTGAGTTCCGACTGGATGAAGTCTATCTGCAAATTTGCTTTGATGACAGGAGCAAGACGGACAGAAATTTTAACAATGACTTGGGATAAGATAGATTTTGAAAGGAAAGTAGCAATCGTGACTAATGATGTTGCAAAGTCAGGTAAGGCACGATCGCTATTATTAAACCAAGAAGCCATAAAACTTCTTGAATCTATCCGCCACCGCCATTCTAAATATGTATTTGTGGGCAGAAACGGTAATCCTTTACAGGATATTAACCGAAAAGCATTTAATTTATCTACAAAAAAATGCTTATTATCTGATTTCCACTTTCACGATCTCCGCCACACTTGGGCGAGTTGGCACGTTCAAGCAGGAACACCACTTTTCACATTAAAAGAATTAGGCGGCTGGGAAACCTTAGAAATGGTTAAAAAGTATGCTCATTTAAATGCAGAACACTTATTGGAACACGCAAACAAGGTCGAAATTTACGGTACATTTACGGAACATTCGCAAAATGAGCCCAGATTAAGATTAGTTGCATAG